GGTCTGGGTGTTCTGGCGTCCCAGGTCCTCCAGCCAGTTGATGGTGCGGCTCCCATCGGCGGCAGTGTCAAAAGACAGCCGGCCACCGCACCGCTCCAGCAGCTTGTTCAAGGTGTCCAAGACAGTCTCACCGCTGTCGCTCTCCATAGCCACGTTGGCGTTGTCGTCGCCGTCCTCGGTGACTGTCACCTCTCCCACTTTGAAGTGTTTGGAGGCAAGGAGCGACTGCTGGCTGTTGTGCGCGTTGATCAGCGTCACGAACCAGGAGCGCGGCGTGGCCTCCGCCTTATAAGGGCGGTAGATGCTGTCCCGGAGGAAGCACAGCTCACCCTCGCAGACGATGGTCCGGTTCCCCAGGAAGTCGTCTACCGGGTACAGAGGGCGGCCCCGGAACCGGAGCTCGCCGTCTCTGTAGATGGTGACGATGGACGCGTAGGGCTTGAAAACATTATAGGCGGGGTGGCCTGCGGGCATCTTGAGGTCAGCAGTGCCTCCCACGTTGATGCCGGTCGTGATTTTCGCGTCGGCCAAGTCTTGGCCTTCCAGACGAGTGTCACATACCAGGACATCATCGACATATATCTGGATCATCGCAGCACCGCCTCTCGGTAGACGATGGTCAGCTTACCAACGCCGGAGAGCTCGACTCGGGTTCTCCCTGGAAATAGCAGCAGCTCCGGGATGATGTGCGTCCCCTTTGCCAGGGTGTGGGTGGTGACGGCCCCAGTGCCGTCTGTGATGCCCACCTTCACGGAGCCAACGGAACCGGAGATCGTCAAGGTCGGGGACACCACCTTCCGGCCTTCGTTCAGCAGGTACAGCTCGCCGGGTGCCGAGGCGGCGAGGTTGACCGAGAGGTTCACCACCGTCTCGCGCTCCTTGTAGAACCAGGGCTCGCACTGGGCGGTGATGGTGACCATCGCGTGAGCTAGGTCGCTGTAGTTCACCGACACGTGGACCCGGCCCGCCAGGTAGTAGTCCGGGCGGTCGGGGTGCACGATGGGCCACACCAGGCCGTCCAGCTGGTTCACCATCTTATTGATGATGCGCTCCCGGTGCTCTCGGTTGCCCTCGGAGTTCTCCAGTGTGATGGTCAAGGTGCGGTCCTTGTAGCGGGGGATGCCCCCGGTCAAGACAGTGGACAGGTCGATGTTGCCATCCCCGCCCGGTCTGTCCACGTAGTTGGTCTTTTGCTCCGGGGCGGTAATGGAGCACCCGGTCAAAGTCCAGCCATAGTCGGCGGTGTTATACTCGCCGATCTTTATAGTTCGTTTTTGCATTTACAACGCTCCTCTCGCTGCCAGGGCTCGGATCGTGCCCAGGGCGTTGTCCATCTTGTTGGCGGTTCCGCCCACCAGGGTGTCGCCGTCCAGCAGAAGGACTTGGCCCTGCCGGATGGCGCCCAGGATTTCCTCCAGCATACCCGCGTTGGCGGTGGCCGCGGTCATCTGCCCGGCGGCAAAGCGCTCCGCCTGCCGTTCTCCGATAGAGATGAGGGCCTGCTGGGCGTTGATGTCCTGGGTGTTGCGGGCGTCAAAAGTAGCGGCCATCAGTTCAGTGGAGGCTTTCTTGACGTCCGGGATTTTGTCCACGACGCCTAGCTTGACGCCTTCGCCCCACTGTGCACCGATTTCACGCCGAGCTTTGCGGGAAGGCGATTTGATCTCGGCCTCCTTCTTGGCGGCCTTTACCGCCTCCCGGATGCTGGCGATGGCGGCCGCCCCGACCTCTCCCTTCTTGAGGGAGATGCCGTCTGCGAGACCACGACCGAAGTCTTTGCCGAGACCACGGGCGTCGCTGTAAGCAGCCGCCCAGGTGCCCATAGCCTTTTTATAAGCATCCTCGGCGCTCTTTACCGCCTTCTTGTCGTAACCTTCGACGCCTTTTTTATATTGCTCTAGGGTCCACTCTAAGAGGACGGCTTTTCTCTCCGCGTCCTCTTGCAAAATGCCCAACGATTTGGCGGTCTCCTCATCTACTTCGCTAGTATATTTTTTGTAAGCCGTACTTTTACTGGAGAGCAGGGCGATTACTTTTTCATTATTACCCTCCAAGGCGGCGGCGGAGGCCTCCTCGTAAGTGTTAACGGTCTCTATATGACCCTTCCAGGTATTTGTGGCCGAGTCCAGTGACTTTTTAAGTTCGTCCTGTTTTGCCTTGGCTTGCTCGTAGGAGTTGACGGCAGTCATGTTATACTCCATCATGAGCTTGACAATCCAGTTGCCCTCGTTATATCGCTCCCACCAGTCGTCGTATTCGGGCTTTAATTTATTGGTAGCCTCTACCTGTTTTCTGTACTCCTCCTCTAGCCGAATTTTCTCATCGTAGGCGGCCTTTTCTTTGGTAACAGACTCCGCAAAACCGGACTCTGCGGCGTCTAACAAGATTTGGGCCTTTTTCGCCTCAATGACTTCGTAGATGGTATTTTTAAGGTCTTTATAATTGCCTATGAGGTTGCCGGTCAAATTATACTCGGTGCCCAGTGCCTCGTTCAATTCGGTAAGTATGAAATCGACCCGGGCCTTATCGGCATCTTTGACCTTGCCGGAGTTATCTGCCAAGGTGAGCAGTTCATCCGCCAGGTCGGTCACATAGGCCATCTGTCCGGTAGCCTCGGACAGCGCCTCCTCTGTTGCCTTTTTCTGGTCGCGGAACGCGTCAGCGGCCGCCTGGGTTGACTCAACTAGCCCTTTCTGCTCCTCTGTCAAAAGGTTCACCGGGTCGGCGGAGGCCTCTGTTGCGGAGTTCAAGACGAGAAGGCTGCTAGTCAGCCAGGCCACAGCAGAGATGACCGCGCCGATCGGGTTTGCGCTCATGGCCGCGTTCCAGCCGTGTTGCATCTTGGTTGCTACACCGACACCTGCGGACAGAGCCTTGATAGCAGTGCTTGCTTTACTGATCGCGGTGGTGATGGCCATAACAGACTGGAACACCTTGAACGCGGTGACAGCACCGCCGACTGTGACGGACAGAGTCTCGAAGTTGTCAGCCACAAAGCCGACGACCTTCGCCAGGGGCGGCAGGACGGTCTGGGCCAGTTTGCCGATGACCTTGCCGAACTTTTCAGCGGTTCCGGTCTTTTTGAAGTCGTCCACCAGATCCTCAAACACCGGACCGACTTCTTCCAGGATAGTCTCGCCCAGGTCTGCAGCCTCCAGCTTCAACCGCTGGAAGGTCAGCTCGGTCTTGTAGCCGCCATCTTCTAGCTCGCTGAAGGTCGACTCCAGCGTACCCTCCGAGGCCTCGATAACGTCCAGCATCTTTTGATACTCGAACTTGCCGGTCTTGATAGCATCCACCAACAGCGGGCCCGCCTTTTTGCCGAAAATGTCAAGGGCGTCTCCGGCGGTGATGCTGCCGTTCTTGATGCCCTCGACAGTCTTGGCAAACTCGGCGTTACCGTTCTTGCCTTCCTCTGCCCAGACGGCCATCGCCTTTTTCATACCGGACAGCATCGTGGTGGCGTCAGCGCCAGACAGCTCGAACTGGGCGAGCAGGGCGATGGTCTCCTTGGTGTCAAGACCCATCGCCCGCATCGTTGCACCATTGGTGCTCAAACTATCCGCCAGAGTGGTCACGTCGATGCCGGCGCTCTGTCCAGCCTTGGCCAGATAGTCGAGCAAGGAGCCGTACTCCTCCAGCGGGATGCCGGAGTCATTCAGCGCCCGGGTGACAGCCTTGACGGCCTCGGTACTGTTGACGCCGGTGATCTCGGCGAACTTCATGAAATCGGTGGAGACCTGCTCCAGCTTGTCGCCGGTATATCCGAAGCGGGTGTTGACCTCGCCGACAGTCGCGCCGATCTCGTCAAAGGAGCCCACGACCTGACCCGCGACCTTCTTGTAGACCTCGGTCAAGTCCTTGGCCACAGCACCAGTCGCACCGGTCGCTCGGATGACGTTATCCGCGCCCTCGTCCACTTCTTTGAAAGCCTCTATGCTAGACTTACCAAGGGCGACGACTGCGGCGGTCAGTGCTGTCGCGGCGGCCTCGGCCTTGCCGAACTTACCGGCGGTAGACTCCGACTTGTCGCCTGCGTCGTCCATCTCTTTACCGGCCTTGCCAGCGCTATCAGCAACGCCCCTCTGGGCCTTGTCAACATCCTCGGCCTCTTTCTCGTATTTCTTGAGCTTCTGCTCCGTGGACACGATCTCACGCTGCAAGGCGCGGTATTGCTCCTCGGTGATTTCGCCCTTTTTGAACTGTTCTTGGGCCTCTTTTTCGGCGTCTTTCAGCTTGCCGAGTTTCTCCTCGGTGTTGCTGATAGCCTCCGCCAGGACCTTTTGCTTTTGAGCAAGCAGTTCGGTGTTTTTCGGGTCGAACTTCAACAGTCGGTTGATTTGGTTTAACTCCTTGGAAAGGTCGCTCCCCTTTTTCTCGACGTCCTTCAAAGAGTCCAGCAGGTCGCTGGTGTCGCCGCCGATCTTAATAGTTAGACCCTTTAGTGCTTTATTCGCCACTAGATGGCGCCCCCTTTCCTAGCTTTTGGCGTAACTTCGGCCGGTCGGGTTTGGTCTGTGACATACGCCAGCAGTCGTCCAGATGGTCACGGCCTTCCTCCGTCTGGGTCAGCATATTGATGTACGCGTCCCGGAGCCACAGCAAATAGGTGCCATAGTCGAGCTGGCCGATCTCGTGAAAGTTCAGCCCGGTGTAGGCAGCGACCCGAGCTCGACCCCAGGAAGGCGTTTCATATTTATATTGATGTCGCCCTGTGTCCCCTGCCACGGGGTTCTGCGGGATGACTAGATTTTTCGCTTTTTCAAGTGCTCGGAAAAATTCCACGTAAGCGTGGAAAAAGACCACCAGATCCTCGTTTTTGAGCGGGTAGGTGGTTCGGAGCTGTTCACCGGTGAAGGTCAGCCCCTCGAGGTTACGACTCATCAGCCTGGCGGCGAGGTCGTACAGATCCGCACATTCGTCCGCATCGGTGTCAAGTAGATATTGAAAGTTGTCGGCGTTCTCCTCGACTTCCTCCTTTAGGTCTAGGGTGGGAAGGGTCACGTTGAGGCGGACCTTTACCAGCTGGACCGAGAACACCGGCGGGCAAAAGCGGTTGTAGTAGGTGATGTTCTCCATATAGTCACCTCATAAAAAATAGCGGGGCGGCAGTACATACCACCGCCCCGCGTGCTGATTAGTCCTCGCCGTTAGCGGGTTCTGCGTTGGCAGGCTGGGCGTCGCCGACTTCCTCATACATGACGACCAGAGTGCCGTCCTTGTCGTGAGGCTTGGCGGTGAACTCGGGCTCGACTTTCGCGGCGGCATCAGTCGCAAAGGTCAAGGACATGCCAGCGGTATTGCGGCCCACCAGGACCACCCACAGATCGCCGTCCTCGGGATCGTGGTGATGGAACACCAGCACGTAGTATTTGCCCTTGGCGTTGCCAGCGCCGCCGATCTTGGTGGTGCGGACGCCGTTCTCATCGGTCACCTTGCAGCGGGACAGGATCACGCCGAGGGTGTTGCCAGTCCAGGTCAGCAGACCGCACTTCAGCTTCACATCCTCGGAAGTGGTGACCTCCTTCTGCTTGACACCGAGGTCGTCTTTCTCCACGTGGACCTCCTCGGTATACTCCAAAGAGGCACCGCCCTGGATGTAGGCCAGTCTCTTTTCGTCCACGCAGAGGGCCTTGACTTCCTCAAAAGTAGGCACCTTGTCGGTGAACTCCTCATAATAGAGCTCGCCGCTGCCCAGGGTAATGGGGTCGTTGGTTCTCTTAGCCATAGTAAATTCCTCCTTTAGGTTTTTGTAGTGTAGGTGAACTCATAGATCACCTGGTAACGTTTCGCTTCTGGGATCCAGTAGCGCGACTGCTTGGTCCATTTAAGACTCGCAGCGTTGAGGCGCGCCTCGAAGACAGCCTCTAGAGTTGGGTTGGGTTTTGCCTCGTACAGCTCCACAATGATGTCGTGGGTGTAGATGACCTTCGCCATGTAGTCATCGCCGTCTGCGGTCACCTCGTCGTGATAGACGGCATAGTCCCCCTCGGGCGTCCGGGTGAACACAGTCTCCCGGAAAGGCACGCCGAGCGGTTTCAATAGTTTTTTAATCATTTCTTGATAGCCTCCTCGACATCCTTTTCATACTCGGGTAGGACTTCCTCCAGGGCGTTCTCCAGAAAGGGGTCGCCCGGGACGCGCCCGCCGTTCACAGCCTGGTGGCCATTCACCAGCAGGTGGGTCAGTCGGTAGTGGGGGGCTTTTGCGCCACAGGTGTACTCCTTGTCTCCGGTTGCTGGGTGCGCCTTCGAGGTGCTGGTGATGGATTTCCGGTAGTCTCCGCTCCGCTTGGGTGCGGTTTTCTTGGTCTTTTTCACCAGCGCCTTGATGGCTTTCTCCCCGGCGGCGTTGACCGCCTTGACCACGTCCTGGTGGTATTGAGTGAAGTGTTCATACAAGACCTTGTCCAGGTCGGTGCACTCAATAGTCAGCTTCGGCATCCGGTTCGACCTCCTCCGGGCTTGCCTTCTGTACCACGATTTCAAGCGACCACCCGGCCCGGAAAGTGCGTAGCACACGATACCACTCTCCGTTGTAGATGCACAGGTACTCGCCATCATAGTCCAGATGGTCCGCGAGGATGAACTTCAGCTCGGGGCGCAGGTCAGTGGCCTGGGCCTGGTAGAACTCGGTTTGGCTGATACTGGCCAGACGGCACAGCACCTCCCGGCGGGCTTCCCCGACTACAGTGTAGCCATCTTCCGCCAAGGTGCGGGTCACAAAGGTCAAGACCTCATTCATCAGCACCAGCCTCCCCATCTGTACCATCCACCCAGCCATAGCCCTCCGTTTCCATGAGGGCAGACTTGAGCTTCTCGTAGCGCCGGAGCCACTCGGCGGCCTTGACAGGGTCGTCGGTGTACAGAGAACGGCACCACAGCTTGATGGCGTTAAAAATGAGCGGGTCCTCCTCGCCTTTATGCCGAACACCTACACGACGCAGGTCAGCCATGCAGGCGTCGATGTCTGCCTGGATGTCCGCGTCCAGCTTGGAGTGGCTCGTGCGAAGTGCCAGCTTGATTTTGTCAAGGGTATTCATAGGACCCCTCCTTCCCGGGTGTAGTGGGCGGGGCTGTTACACCCCGCCCGGGACGTTGCACGGATTAGGCCTCATCGGACACCAGGGAGAAGGCCTTGGGGTCGGTCAAGATACCCTCCTGGCAGGTATAGCCGGCGAACACGACCTTGGAGTTGTCCAGCTCCTTGCCGCGGTCCACACTGATGGGAGCCACGATGTTCTGGTAATACTTCTTGGGGTCGCCGACCAGCAGCTCGGTGTCGCCCAGGGCGTCCTCAAACTTGACAGTAGCACCCAGCAGAGCACCGGCAGCGGCCTCGGTGATGG